CTGTGCTCATAATCAATATTTATAACGATTTAGTAATCAGTTATTCATCTGTGTCTGTTTCTGGATTGTATTTTTTAGAATCTTCAAAGAAATCTATACTTGTTGTAAACCCAAAATCATCATCAGCGTCTGCGTTTGTAGGATTAGGGGTTGTAGTAACTCTTTCTACTCTTGCTTTATTTGTTGTATCTGTATCATCATACAAATCAATCTGCACAGTTTTAATAGTTTTACTTGTATTATCAGGTCCAAATAAATA